GGCCTGCCGCAGATCCGCGCCAAGGCTTCCGTGCCCGTTGAGTCTGGCGAGCGGACGCTGACCTACATCGCGAGCGACGAGACGCCCGACCGGATGGGCGACGTGATCAAGGTCGCGGGCTGGAACCTGACGACCTACAAGCGGAACCCAGTCATCCTGTGGGGCCACGACACGAGCAACGTGCCGCCGATCGGACGCGCGACGAACGTGCGCCGCAGCGTCATGGAGAACGGCAAGCCTGCGCTCCTGGCGTCGGTCGAGTTCGCGCCGCCGGAGGCGCATGAGTTCGCGGATACGATCTACCAGCTCTCCAAGGGCGGGTTCCTGAACGCCGTGTCCGTGGGGTTCATGCCCCGCGAGGCGCAGGAAGCCACCGAGAAGGAGAAGGCTGAACTCGGGATGCCGCCGTATGGCGTCATCTACTCGAGCGCGGATCTGCTGGAGATCAGTGTGGTCTCCGTTCCCGCCAATCCCTCCGCGCTCGTCACGGGCGCGAAGTCACTCGCGGCAGCGGGCCTTGTAGGCGACCGCACCGTGGACCGATTCCTGAAGACGATCCCCATGACTGAAGACGAGATGGCCCAGCGCCTCAAGGCCAAGATCCGGGGCTTCGTGGATCTGGGCGCCCACACGAAAGCCGAGCCGGGCACGCTCTCCGTGGGCGATATGGTCCGCTGGGATAGCAGCGGCGGATCCGCCGAGGGCCAGATCGAGCGCATCGAGGACGGCGGCACGATCGACATCCCCGACAGCTCGTTTAGCGTGGAGGGCACCGAGGAGGACCCGGCTGCGCTGATCCGCGTGTACCGCGACGGCGAGCCGTCCGACACCTTGGTGGGCCACAAGTTCTCCACGCTCACGAAGGTGCGAGCCTTCGTCGGCAGCGAGACGAAGAGCCCGGCTTGCCGCGAAGAGGGCGAGACCCAAGCAGAGTGCGTGAAGCGCAAGGTGCCGGAGTTGCTCGAGGAGGGCATGGAGAGCGATCAGGCCGTGGCCGTCGCGAACGAGCTCTGCGAGACGGCTTGCACCGAGCAGCGTTCCGCCAAGAACATGGGCGTGGCTGAGGCCCTGGGGCACCTTCGCATGGCGATGGAGTGCCTGATGAACCTCGAGGACTACGACGACGAAGAGATGGGCATGAAGCCCGACGAGGAGGAGAAGGGCTCCGGCTACAAGGACGACGAGGAAGAGGAGAAGGAGAAGAGCCTCACCGCGTCGTTCGCCCACCTCGTGGATGCCCAGGCCGAGCAGGCTAGGGCACTGAGCACACTGGTCGATTCTGTGAGCGATCTCACAGTTCGGATCCGCGACTTCGGTGGAGAGCGTGCTGGCGGACATGGTTCGCCCGATGGCATCTCTCCCGCTCCGTCGTCGCCCCCGGCTGAAGACGCGAGCCTGCGATCTGTGACTGAAGACTTCCTGAACCGACTGCAACAACTGAACCATGCAGAACATTGAGAGCGCCCTCGAGGCGCAACTGAAGACGCTCGGGGACTCCCTCGAGCGCACGATGGGGGAGTGGCGCTCTGAGGACGCCGCGAACCGCCAGAAGCTCGAGGACCAGATCCGTGGCCTCGAGGACGAGATCGGCAACGTGAAGGGGCAACTGACCGAAGCTCGGTCGATGTCCCTCCCCGGCGTCGTGGCCGCCGACGAGTCGCAAGCTCGCGAGTCCTTCAGCATGGCCCGCGCGTGCCGCGCTCTGGCCCGCAAGGACTTCGCGGATGCCCCCTACGAGCGCGAGGTGTTCTCCGAGATGAAGGAGAAGGCCATGAGCCAGGGCACCGACACGGCGGGCGGCTACATCGTCCCCGAGGAGGCCATCACGCAGGTGATCGAGAAGCTCAAGGCGAACGTCATCGCCTACGATCTGGGCGCTCGGGATATGCCCTGCACGGGCGTCCCGGTCTCGATCCCGAAGCTGACGACCGCCGCGACGGGCTACTGGGTCTCCGAGAACTCCACGATCACCTCGAGCGATCTTGGCTTCGAGCAGATCAACATGACCCCGAAGACGGTCGCTGGCCGGGTCATCCTGTCGAACCTTCTCCTCGAGACCTCGACGCCCACGGCTGACTCGATCATCGAGCAGGACCTGGCGCAGCAGCTCGGCCTTGCCGTTGACCTCGGCGTGCTCAACGGTGGCGCTGGTGGCGGCGCTGGCGAGCCCACTGGGATCATGCAGACCGCTGGTGCGGGGACCTTCACGACCTCCCTCACGACCGCAGCGGCTCCGACCGTGGGCGAGCTGATGGAGGCGATCACCGACCTTGACACCGCAAACGCGCTTCGTGGTCGTCTTGGCTGGGCCATGCACCCCCTGGCGCTCTCGAAGTGCCGCCAGATCGAAGAAGACGGGGCAGGCACTTACGTTCCCGTCACGGCGGTGAACACTTCGTCAGGCTTCGCGGACACGCTGTTCGGCTACCCCGTCCGCACCTCGACTCAGATGGTCGCGCCGACTGGTGGCGGGGACACCCGGTCGATGCTCTTCGGCAACTTCGACGACGTGATGATCGCCCGCTGGGGCGGGATGCGCCTCCTGGCGTCCGACACCTCGGACGACGCTTTCAGCAAGGACCAGACCCACATCCGTGCCACGATGCGCGTGGATGTCGCTGTGCGCCACGCTGAGTCCTTCACCTACGCTTCCTGATCTACGGAGGATCCAGACATGAGTCTCTCAGACGTTGCGGCATTCGCCGCTGATGTTGGCCTGAAGGCCGACTCCTACGCCGCTTCCACGCACAACAGCGCCGCGATCGACACGGCTGGTTATCACCAAGCTCTGATCGTCTTCTCGGCAGGCACGCACGGAGGCACCTCCGACGTGACTGTTGAAGCCGCCACGACTTCTGGCGGCAGCTACAGCGCCATTACTGGCGCGGCTTTCGCTCAGGTCTCAAGCTCGAACGACGACGCGGTTTTCGTCGGGCGGATCAACCTGCAAGGCACTGATCGCTTCCTGAAGGTGAAGGCTGTCGTCGCCACGGGCGCGTGCGAACTCGCCGCCTCCGTCATCCTGACCCCGTACTACACGGGCGACGGCGCGACCTTCTCGTTCGAGGTCTGATCTGACGCGGCAGGGCGCTCGAGCTCCTCGAGCGCCCTGCTGCTCATCCTCCGATGGCTCTCGACGACTTCCACACATCGCTCGCTCTCGTCCAAGTGTTCAAGGACGACGAGTGGACGACGGGCACGCACTACTCCGCGAACATCGACACGCAGGGCTATTACCAAGCTCTCGCGATGATGACGACGGGAACGGTGGGCGTGGATGGAAGCGTCGATATCCACTTCGACGAATCGGAGGACGGGGGCGTGGGGGATCCGTGGACGGAGGTTCCAGACTCGCACTTCGATGTGATCACGCCTGCAAACGATGACTCCGCTCACCTGGGCCGGATGCTGCTGAACAAGCGCAAGCGATACCTGCGAGCTCACGCCGTCCTCACAGGGCACGACTCCTTCCTTGGAGTGGTGGTGATTCTTCAGCCCTACGACACAACTCAATCGACGGCTTTCGACTTCGCCGTCTGAACTCAACGAACAACGCAAAGAGGACACGAATGAAGTACCGAGTCAGGAAGGGATGTGTGCTGACGTACCCCGATGGGACGCTCCGGGGCGAGCGGGGGTATGTCGTTGATGGGGACGATTGGAAGGAGAGTCGCACCATCATCGAGCAGGGAGATGTTTTGGAACGCATCTCCGAACGCCAGACTCCGGCTTCGCCTCGTGACCTCGATCGGCTCACCTCCTCCGCTCCGGTGGAGGAGGCCGAGCCGATCACTGCCGAGGAGCCCGCTGAGGAGAAGCCGAAGGCGAAGAAGAAGCGCAAGGGCATCCTGCGCCGCAAGAAGAAGGAGGGCGACGAGTGAGCGTCTACCGCGTGAAGGAAGGCCAGACGGTGCTCTGGCCGGGCGGCTCTGTTCGCGCTGAGAGCGGGGAGCTCTTCGAGGGCTTCGAGGATGCAGGGCGTCCGGCTGGCCGAGACTATGCCTCCGCGCTCCTGTGGGATGCGCGAGGCCAGATCCAGCCCGTCCTCGAGGAGTGCGACGGCGACATCCGCTGCGATATGCCGAAGGACGTGCAGCACACGCTGACGTTCTTCAACGGCGTGGCGCCCCAGGCCCCGAAGCCGAAGGCGAAGAAGAAGGCACGGGCCAAGAAGGCGAAGGCGGCAGACGAGCCCACGGCTGACTGATGAACGCGACCACGATCGACCGAGTGAAGGCTCTGCTGGACATCAGCTCGAGCACCTACGACGCCGTGCTCACCACGATGGTGGCGGCGGCGACTCGGCGGATCGAGAACTACATCGACCGACCGCTCGAGGCCAAGGAGCGGACGGAGACCTACCCGATCAAGCCTCGCCAGGATGTCCTCTTCCTGCGGGCTTACCCCGTCACTGCCGTGAGCTCGATCAAGCTCGCGCTCGATTGGGACTATGCGAGCGAGACGCCGATCGAGGCCGACGACTACAAGTTCGACGCGGAGACGGGGATGGTCAACTTCCTCTTCTACCCGATCACGAACTGGAAGGGGAACAACATGGCGGCGGCGCCGAACGTGATGCAAGTCGTCTACACGGCAGGCTTCGCGGCTGACACCGCCGCGCTGATCTCGGCCTATGGCGATATCGCCTATGCCGCCGACGTGCAGACGGTCGCGATGTGGCGCCGTCGAGACAGCCCCCAGGGCGCGAGCATGAACGTGGGCGGCGCGTCGATCAACTACGAGAAGCCGCTGGCCCTGGTCCCTGATGTGATCGAGGCGCTCACCCCTTACCGCCGCCTGAGGTTCGCCGCGAATGGTTGATCGACAGGTGGAGCGTGGGTCAGGGTGGAGCCTGATCGTCCAGAACGGGAAGCTCTTCGCAGCGATGGTGCGGAAGCCGGAGCTGCTCGCGAAGAACATCCGCACGGCGTTCGTCGTGGCGAGCGGCAAGCTCCAGAGCGAGGTCGTCAAGGGCTTCTCGGCTACGTCGTCGCGGGCCGTGTCGAAGCCCAGGGCCGCAGCGATCGGCTCGAGGACGGGCGCTCTGGCGCAGTCTGTGAAGGGCACCGCCGAG